AATATCACTTAATACTCCAAAGCCTCCTGCTAGTACTCCGCCTATGCCTAGTAAACTAGATGCACCTCCACCTGCTAGTGAGTTTGGACTTGGTGTTTTATCATAATGTTCTTCAGCAAACCCTTTTGGCCCGCCGTTACCAATTGGACCTCTACTATAATGAACTGTTTCATAATCAATTGTCATTGTACTTTGTACAGGATCACTTACGCTGTTGTCCATGGTGTCGTGTTGCCATCCAGATATAATTGGATTAATTAATTGGAATGATGTGTAATTTTTTCGAGCCATCTGACTAATAGTAATACTATCAAAAAATGGAGCAGTGCTATCATTATCAAAACCGTATCTATATTGTTTGCCGGCCATTCCACTAAAAATATTACCTCTATTATATTCAGGTATTGCTGATCCAGATTCTGGTGCACCAGCTGGCTTTGTAGCGGCATAATTTCCGTCTCTATAATAGTATCTATAGTATGCTTCCCACATTGCTGTAGTAACACCCATATTATCATCATGTAATGTAATTGATACTGGTTGGTAGTCAATACGTTTTTGTATAACTCTTTTTCTATTATACTGATGTTTTACATCAGTTTGAATATTATATGCAGGCAACTGTGCAGATTTAACAAGCATATTAAGCTCATTTAAATGTTTCTCTCTTAACTGAGGAATAACAGCCGCCGCTTGTGCATTAATATTAAATGTAACATGGTAAAGAAACTTTACCTTTGGAGTTAATCTGTGACTGTCGTCTACAAATAGTCTTGCACCATGTGCATAGTCTGCAAGATTACCTTTAGGACTTAATGCCCCTGATACAACGTTGTCTAAAAATCCGTTTAAAAAGCTCATACTAATATTTAGCCTTTTGAGTAAAGTGAGTAGATAATTCAGTCATAAAAAAAGGGACATAAATGCCCCTTAATTTAAATTTAATTTTGTTTAGATCGCTCCGCCACCTGTAATAGCAGTATTAATTGTTCTTCCTACTGCTGTACCTATGCCTGTACCTTGTGGTGATTGTATCGCATTATCGTATCTAATTGTTAACGCTACTGTTACAACTTCTGAAGTTGCATAGTTTAGTGTGTTATAGTTAGTACTTTCTAAGTAACAACCGTATAGTTCAAATGTTTCTAATACTGTTGCCGCATTTGCTCCATTACCACCGTCTAAGATTTCAATTCTAGTAACAAACTTGTAGTCTGCACCACTTGCCGCACTTGATTGCTCAAAGAAATCAAACTGTTTCTGAAGTTGTTCGCCAACCATTTTTTGTACATTGTTACTAACGTCTTCACGCAAGTTAAGTGTAATTGGTTCCCAAGTATGCTTGCCAGCTAGATAAACTCTGGAGTTGTAAATATCAACCGTCATTTGATCAAAAGCTACGCTAGGTCTTGTTACGTCCATAACTTGTTTTGTTAGCTCTGTTGACGGACTTGATACACCAAAGTTCTCTAAGCTCACTCTAAAGCGATACTGTAGTTTGGGCATTAACAAGCCTTGATTAGATGCACTTGCGTTACTATCTAAAGGTACTGTTAATTTTGAAAGTGTTGAAATTGCCATTATATGCTCCTATTACTTTTATTTATCTGATTATAGTCCACTAATTTCGCCTGTATTTTTCAATCTCAGCGGAATGTAAATAAACTCTACTGCTTTTACAGGTTCAATAGCTATGTCTAAGTATAGTTCATTTCTATCAATTCTGCTTGGAGTATTATTAGACTCATCACATACAACTAGGAAGTCATATAACGCTCTTTGTGATACTAGCTCTAGCATTAAACTATCTGCTTGCGCCTTGATCTCATCACGTGTGATTTTATCGTTAGGCTCAAAGATGTAAGGCTTAGCAAGTTTCTTAAGTTGTGATCTCAAGTAAATTACTAGTCTTGCTACGTTGATTCTGTCTAATGCACTTGCGTTCTTTGCTCTAGTCTTTTGACCAAAGTTAACAAGTCCTGCTCCTGTAAGGAATGTAATTGGGTTAATGTTGTTAGCATAAAGTGTATCACGTTGTCCTTCATTAAGTGCAATTGACTTAAATTCGCCTTCTGCATCAACAAATCCTGCCGCACTTGCATTTGTAATTCCACCACGTCTTGTACCTGCTGGTGCAAACCATGGAAACGATACTTGATCGCTCAATGCTAGTGTTCTTAGAATACCGTGACTTGGTGGAACAACAACGTTGTTACCTGCGTTATCACTTGTAAACAAGCTAGGGTAGAACATACCTAAGTATTCATCTCTACTAACTGCACCGTTGTCATTATCTTCAACAGCTAAGTTAACATTTGCTCCCCAGTTATTAAGTGAAGTACCATCACTTGGTAATCTAAATGGACTGTCACCTACGATAAATGCCGTTAAGCCTCTATCATTGTTTAGTGCAATCATTTCATTAATCAATTCTGGATACCCTGGTGATGCCATAACGTTAAACAGTCTTGATTCATCATCTCTAATTTCTTGGTTAGCATTAACCATTGCTTGTAGAGCTTGAATAATAACTTTACGTTGTGCTTTACGTCCAAAGCTACCTGAACCATCAATTTGGTTAGCTGATTCAGTTATCCATCTGTGTGGATAGTAAGTAGCCATACTTACGTCACCCATTCTAATATTGTTAGTAGTTACATCTACATGATTACGTACAAATTTCTTAACGTTAAATCCGCTTCTACGTAAGTTCCATAGTAACATACCTTTTGGATATAGTGCAGGATCTGGTGCATCAGTGTCTAAGTGATCACTAACTAACAGTTCTGGAATAGTTCCGCTTGGTGATTCTGTAGCTGTTCCACCACTTGTACCATAACGTACATCAGCAAACAAAATACCATCTTCTGATGTTTGATCGCCTTCGTCTAATGCAATCCATTTTGCTAAGTCTGAATTATATTTGTGTACTTGTGGATAGTTTTCTAAGTCTGCTGTTGATACCCAAATGTCACCTGTAACTAGTGCAGACGAACCATCTTGTTGTGTAGTTGGTTGTGTTGCACTAACAATTGGTCCTAAAGGATCAGCTGAACTATAAACATTCTGGTAACCTTTCCATGTAGTACCGTTGTGTACTAAAATATCAACTTCGTCAACAATACTGTTGTACCATAATGCGCCATCAGTTGTTAATGCTGTTGGAGCATTTGCACTTGCAGTTTGTGTTAAGATCTTCCAGTTTGAAGCGTGGAAGTCATAAGTTGCATCACCTGTTGGTGCCGCATATAAGTTTGCAGTACCTGCTTTTGTTGTGTAGTTAAATGCTACAAAGCCAATTAAGCCTAATGCACCATTTGTATCTTTAATGTGGATTTCTCCGCCATCGTTATGTTCAATAATAACTCTGTTACTTGCGTCTACACTTGCAATAACGTTAACAAATCCTGCCGCGTTAATTGCATTAGCAATTAAATCTGCATCACTTGCCGCACCTGTTGCTGTAATACTAAGTGCTTTACCGCCGTTCATAGCCGCTTGTCCTACAATACTTTCAGCAATTTGGAAACCATATGACTGACTGCTTAACTGTGTTGCTACTACACTTGAAGTAATTTTAGTTGAAGTTGAACTATTTCTTGCCATAATTTCAAAATCAAATTCTTCGTTTTCTGCGTCAGTAGTGTGTGCTTTAACATACAATGCACCTAATGCAAGTCCTAAACCACCTTGTGCTTTATCTAAGTTGTATAATGCTTCAGCATGGTTTTTATATACTAGTGCTGATTTGTCTTCCCATAGTTTAGTAGTTCCGTTAAACTGCTTAACTTTCATTTGTACACCTAAGTTAGCGTCAGTAATTTTGAACCAAACACTTCCTGTAGGTCTTGTTTTAGTATCTGCTGTTTTATATCCTGGAACTGCTGTGTGTGGAGCAATTTCAAATGCTGGTGAAAAATAGTCACCTGCTGTTAGTCCTAAGTCTGCAAGTAATGTACCTGAACCACCTGCCGCTAGTCTAATAGCACCGTCATCATCTGTTGAACCATCTTTAGTATTTGTTCCGTCTCCAAACAAGTTAATTTTACCATCAACTACACTTGCAGTAACACCTGTAATACTTGCACTGTTTACTGCCGCCGCAAATTGTGCTACAGTAGTATCTGATCCGCCTAATGAAACAGTTGATCCATTAATTGAAATACCTTGACTACTTGTTAGTGTTGGGTTAGCCGCTGTACCTGTTACTGTTGGCCAACTTGATACCCAAGCCGCTGATCCTACTTTTACCCATGCGCCTGAAGTATTCTTATAGTATACTTTGTTTTGAGTAGTT